TTAAACGATATTTAAATCCTAAGTTTAAATATTATAGACAATTTAGAAAACAAGGTTCTTGGAGTCATTCAGTAAATTCAACAGACGGTGACAGTTTTGTTATTTACGTTGATGACAAAAAGAAAAAAACATTAGCTGACGAATATATTCAATCGAATATTAAACTTCGAAAAAAGTTAAAAACGATTGAAGACATTTGTAAAACCAATGAGTCAGTAGATTGGGATTTTGCAGAATTAAATGCAAATGAAGAATTTGCTGAAATATCTAAAATACTTAAAAGTTAAAAATTAGGGGGGTAGTAAGGGTCGGACAAGACCCTTAAACCCTCTGTACGTTGAGATATGAAAGAATTTTTTGAGCTGCCCTAGTCCATTTTTGCTATTTTCTGTGGGACGAGACATTTTCTGAGGGGCGAGGGGCGAATTACAATTACAAAGAGATTTACAAAATTCTATGCAAATTATAGAATGTTACACTATAACAATTAATGCGAAAGGAGGTTAATCTATGCCTAATTTAAATCAACTAGGGGCGTTTCATGGACAAGGTCGTTCATGGTGGCTATGTTGGGGCTTATATTACGACACGAAAACAACAACTTAAAAGGAGTAAATATGCAGATTAATTTTATTCTTTTTACAATACTTATCGAGAAATATTCTAGATGGAGTAATCTTAAAGTTACAAAAGACAATAATGAATATATAATAGATATTGCTAAGTGGCGAATTTATATATTTTAGTCATTGTAGCTAGGTATGAATTTTGTTATTTACCGTGCCGAATAAACTAATAAATAACAATAACTCTGGCTGTGCTGAGTTGTAAATCAAGGGACAGCAGAAAGAAAGAAGATAGGGTATGAACGCTATAAATCTGCTAAAACATATCGAAGCTTTTAGAAAATTCGATGCAGATATACAGAGTCAAACTATTGCAGTTTTTTTATATGTAGGAATTAATGAAGGTGAAGAAGGCGTACCTATGACTACGATTGCAAAAGATTTGAACATGGCTCAAAGTTCTGTGAGCCGAAATGTTTCTCTTCTCTCTAAATGGAGTTGGTCCAGGAAGGAAGGTTTAAATTTTGTTGAAGCCTTGGAAGACCCTATGGAACGCAGAAGGAAACTTGTTAAGTTAACTAACAGAGGAAAACGATTGTATGCTACAATTAGTTAACATCACATCTAGCATAGAAGGGAGGTATATAATGAAAGCTAATCCAAAAGAGCTGCAAGAAATCTATAAACTTGTTTGCAAGACACAATGGGATTTGGGGCGAGATGAAAGCGTCAAAGACCGAGCAAAAAAGATTATAGAGTTTTGGGGCGAGGACACTTTTATAAATGACATTGACGAAAGTATGCTTGACGGTCTAGTTGCACATTTAAGAGATAAAGATTTATCGAATGCAACAATTAATAGATACTTGTCAGCTATCTCGACAATGATAACTTTTTGTTTAAGAAGACATGGAGTTTATCAATTGAAAAGAAAGCCATACATTAGTTGGTTAAAAGAACCTAAAAAGAAATTAAGATATGTTACTCGAGAAGAAGAGAAACAATTAATCTCTTTGTTACGTTCTTGGAATATGAAAGATGACGCTGATTTTTTTATCATGTTAATTGATACTGGAATTAGATTGTCTGAGCTGCAAAAGCTTAAAGTTGGTAATTGCTACGAAGATAGAATACAACTATGGGACACAAAGTCAGATGAACCTAGGGGCGTTCCATTAACAAAGCGTTGCCAAGAAATTGTTGAAAGATTTTCACATGAAAAAAAACCAAGTGAAAGATTGTTTCGACATTTTGCTCAATGGAGACCAAACTCAAGTTGGCGTAAAGTTCGTAAAGCAATGAACTTACAGCATGACAAAAGGTTTGGTATTCATGCTTGTAGGCGAACATTGGTACATCGTTTGTTAAATAATGATGTTCCTGAAAAGGCTGTTCAACAATGGGTCGGTCACGCTGACACAAGAATGATTGAACGCTACGGTAAAGTTATGAGCAAACGCTTAACAACGTTTGTTAATGTACTTGAGCCACAATCCACTAACGAGTTAGAACCAACGGACAGTAAAGAACCGTTGCGAAAAACCTCTTAACGGATTAAATAAATGTTTGGATTAGTGTTAAAAGATATAGTAAACCATCGGATAGATACAATTGCGCCCTTAGCTCAGTTGGATAGAGCATCGGTTTTCTAATCAAATGGTTGGGGATAGCGACCAACGGATTGTTTAGAGTATTACTCCTGGTATGACTTACTTTTAACACTTTCCAAGCATTTAAAAAAATTTTTTATAATCAATCCACTAAGGGGTTAATTAGTACCCCTATTAGAACCAAGGGGGCTACAAGTCCCTCTATAATCAAAGGAGTCGTATGTTGAAATCAAGTAAGTATATAACATTGCCTTTTTCATCCTTGAAAGAGCAATTGGAATTAGAAAAGGATATGAGAAACCGTGGTATTAATCGTTTCCAAAAGAGACTACAAGACCACAAAAAGAGAGGTGAAGAGAGTTTTACTAATTATGGTAAGACTTTATTATCTAATTCAATCAGACCTCTTTCAGACGCAATTAAATCGTTTGTAGAAGAGGAAGACAAAAAGGGTGTCCAACCCATCGCAAAAAGATTGTTGTCATTAATAGAGCCAGACATAGCTTCATTAATAACAGCCAAGTCAATTATCAATTCAATCACAATCGCAAGAAAATTAACAAGCGCAGCAATAAACGTTGCAAGTAAAATTGAAGACGAAGTTGCGTTAAGAACTTTTGAAGAGTCCAGACCTGAACATTATGGCATAGTAAAAGCAGACCTAGATAAAAGGTCGTTTGGCTATATGTACAAGAGAAGAAAACTAAGAGAGTCAGCACAAAAGAATGAACTTGAATGGGTGCTGTGGACTCGAAGTGAAAAGGTTCATGTAGGTTACAAGCTTATAGAGCTTATGGTTTTATCTACTGGACTGTGTGAAGTAAAAGCGCAGCTTAGAAAAAAACGACAAGAAAAAGTTTTGTTACCAACAGAGAAAACTTTGGAATGGATAAATAACAGAAATGATTTTCTAGAAGTTTTAGCACCAGAATATTTTCCGACAATTGTTCCACCAAGAATGTGGGAAGAAGGGAAGGTGACCGGTGGTGGTTATTATTCAAGACATATAAAACCATTAAACTTAGTTAAGTATCGTAAAAGAGAAAACTTAAACCAAATTAAAGATGTCAAAATGCCAATCATTTATAAAGGTATAAATGCAATGCAATCGACACCTTACAAAATAAATCTTTTTGTTTTAAATGTTTTGCAAAAAGCATGGGACAAAAATATTAACATTGGTGGGTTACCAAAAGCTGAACTAGAAGAATTACCAAACAAACCACACGACATAGATACAAACAAAGAAGCAAGAAGAGACTACAGACAAAAAGCTGTCCTGGTCCACACAGAAAACGCAAGACAAAAATCTAAAAGATTATTGTTTGCAAAAGTTTTGTGGATTGCAGATATGTTTAAAGATAGAATTTTCTATCACGCCCACACGTTAGATTTTAGAAGTAGATGTTATCACGTAACAAACTATTTAAACGGACAAGGCGTTGATTTTGCAAAGGCTTTACATTTGTTTGGAACTGGTAAAAAAATTACAAAAGAAAACAATGGTGAGTTTTGGTTAGCTGTCACTGGCGCAGCTTTATTTGGAATTGATAAAGTAAGTCGAAAAGAACAATTAGAATGGGTAATGAATAATCAAAAAATGTTTGATGAAATTCAATCAGACCCATTTACTTTTAGAGATTGGGAACACGCAGACAAACCGTTTCAGTTTCTTGCATGGGTAAATGAATGGTGTGAATTTAAAAAACAAGGTTATGGTTATGAAAGCCATTTTATCTGTAACCAAGACGGAAGTTGTAACGGTATTCAACATTACAGTGGAATACTAAAACACACACCGTCAGCTAAAGCAGTAAACTTAGCACACAGTGAAAGACCACAAGATGTTTACACTGTAGTAAAAGATAAAGTTGTAGAAAATTTAAAAACTATGACTGATAGTGAGTTTGCAAAACTTTGGTTACAGTTTGGAGTAAAACGGTCTACCGTTAAGAGAGCAATAATGACAAGTCCTTATGGCTCGACACGATATTCTTGCAGTGACTTTGTAGATGAAGACATTGTAAAAAGAAAAGACCAAGGTGACCTTCATCCTTTTGGTAGTGCTTCATTTCAAGCTTGTACATTTTTGGCAGGCGTGATTTGGGACTCAATGGGTGAAGTATTATCTTCGGCACGATTAGGAATGTCGTTCTTGCAAGATTGTGCAAAAGTTTTAGCAAAATCTGGACACGCTGTACGTTGGAACAATCCAGTTGGATTTCTAGTGATACAAGATTATCCAGAATTTAAATCTATGCGAGTAAAAACAAAATTATTTGGTGAAGTAATTAAACCTAGAATAAACGTAGAGACTGAAAAGTTTTCTATACATAAAGCTAAGAATAGCTGTCCACCAAATTATATACACGCTCAAGACTCAGCGCATTTATTTATGACTGTGGTCCAGGCGTATGACAAAGGGGTATCACATTTTTGTAATGTGCATGACTCTTTTGGAACATTGGCTGCCGACAGTCAAACACTAGCAGACACAATTAGAGAAACTTTTGTAGAGTTATATTCTAATGGTTGTCCGTTAGAAGACTTTAAGACATCAATGTTACCAATATTATCAGACAAAGAAAAAGAGAAGCTACCAAATGTCCCAGAAAAAGGTGACTTTGATATTCAACAAGTTTTGAAAAGCGAATTTTTCTTTGCGTAAATCAATCCACTAAGGGGTTAATAGTACCCCTATTAGAACTAACGGAGTAAACTATGAAGGAAGTTCAAATGCCTTTAGACGAAGGCGTAGCCTTAATTGAAAAAGGCTATTTAGATGAAGAAACAGTAAATGAGGAAATAGAAGATGAAGAATAAATACACAAAGATTGTTACACCAAAAGGCGTGGCTCAATATCCATGGCTTAGTTCACCAGACACAAAGTTTAGTGAAATAGGTGAGTATAAAACAAATCTTATTCTTAATAAAAAAGACGCTCAAGACATTATCAAGATGATTGATACTGCTAGAGAAGAAAGCATGAAACTTGCTGCTGAGAAATCAAATGGCAAGAAAATAAAACAAGCTGACGCACCTTACTTTGATGAAGTTGATGATGACGGAAAGCCAACTGGCAATGTTATTTTCAAATTTAAATGTAAAGCAAAGGTTACTACTAAAAGTGGCGAGAGTTTTGAAAACAAACCAACACTCTTTGACGCAAAAGGTAAACCAATGATTAACATAAATGTATGGGGTGGTTCAGAAATAAAAGTTAGTGCTGAACTTATTCCGTATTTCACCAGTATGGTGGGGGCAGGAGTCAGCATGAGACTTAGAGCTGCACAAGTAATTAAATTAATTGAAGGTGGCTCAAATTCTTCTGGCTACGGTTTTAAAGAAGAAGAAGGATATGAACACTCAGAGACGAAAACAACTGAGGAGTTTGAGGATGATACTAAGACCGAGGTACAAGAAGATAAAGACGACTTCTAAATATAGAAGTGGTTTAGAAGAACAGATTGCTCGACAATTAAAATTAAAAAATATTAAATTCGAGTATGAAACAACGACTTTAAAATATACGAAACCTGAAAAAGTACATAGGTATACGCCAGACTTTATATTAATAAAGAAAAGTGGTGAGCCTATGTACATTGAGGGCAAAGGTAGGTTTTTAACAGTGGATAAGCAAAAATCATTGTTAGTCAAAAACCAATACCCTAATCTAGATTTACGATTTGTATTTTCAAATTCAAAAACTAGAATTTCTAAAAAATCCAAAACAACATACGCAATGTGGTGTGAGAAGCATGGTTTTAAATATGCTGACGGCTACATACCAAAAGAGTGGATTAAAGAATTAAATTAGGGTATACCTCCCGTAGGGTAGTTTTCATATGCTACCTTTTGTAGTGACCCCTGAGATAACATCAAAGGGGTCTTTCTTTTCAGACCAAATATTTTGGGTCAAAAAAATTTACAGGAAATATTAAAATGGAAAAAAGTGATTTTATGTATCACGCCCCATGTTCTGAATGTCAGAGCAAAGATAATGTGGCTGTGTACTCAGACGGACACGGACATTGTTTTGGATGTGGACATTACTATCACACTTACGAACAAACAGAGGAAACGAAATTGGAAACTGAATTAATACAAGGTGAACATAAACCTTTAAACAAACGACATATAAATTTGGAAACAACAACCAAGTTTAATTATCAGATTGGTAAACACAATGGTAAGACAGTTCAAATTGCAAACTACTATGACAAACATAATAAATTAGTTGCACAGAAACTACGTTACCCAGACAAATCGTTTCAATGGTTAGGTGATAGCAAACAAGCTTTATTGTTTGGACAAAATTTATGGCGTGACACAAATAAAAAAATAGTAATTTTAGAAGGCGAACTAGACGCACTGTCTATGTCGCAAGTACAAAATAATAAATGGGCTTGTGTTTCAGTTAAGACTGGAAGCCAAGGCGCAAAGAAAGACTTACAACAACAAATAGAATGGCTCGAACAAGCAGAAGAAATTATTCTTATGTTTGATAATGATGAACCAGGTAAACTGGCAGCTCAAGAGTGTTCTAAATTATTTACTCCTGGAAAATGTAAGATTGCAACTCTCCCAAGGAAAGACGCTAACGAAATGTTGGTCCAGGGGGAGACTGCAAAACTTATTGACTGTATGTGGAGTGCAAAAACTTACAGACCAGATGGAATTATATCTGGTACAGAAATTTTTGAGTTGTTATCTAAAGAAGATAAGACAGAAACAATTCCATATCCTTTTGATTGTTTAAATACAAAAACATTAGGAATGAGAAGAGGTGAACTTATTACTGTAACCAGTGGTACTGGACAAGGTAAGTCACAGCTTTGTCGTCAAATTGCTCACCACCTTATAAAAAGTGGAGAGTGTGTTGGCTACATTGCATTAGAAGAAAGTGTAAAGAGAACTGCATTAGGAATAATGGGTATCGATTTACAAAAACCATTACACTTAAACAAAGACGGAGTAAACAAAGATGAATTTAGAAATAGTTTTACTTCAACAGTTGGTAGTGGCTTATTGTATCTTTTTGACCATTTTGGCAGTACCGAAAGTGATAACTTACTTTCTAAAATTAGATACCTTGCAAAAGGTTTGGGTGTTAAGTGGGTTATACTTGACCACCTGTCTATTGTTATTAGTGGTCTAGAAAGTTATGACGAAAGAAAATTAATTGATGTCACAATGACTAAGCTTAGAAGTTTAGTTGAAGCAACTGGCATTGGTTTAATTTTAGTTAGTCATTTAAGAAGACCAGAAGGTAACAAAGGTTACGAAGACGGAATACAAACATCATTAAATTCTTTACGTGGTAGTCATGCAATATCTCAATTGAGTGACAGCGTGATTGCGTTGGAAAGAAATCAGAATGATGACGAGAATAAAAACTACACAACAGTACGTGTGTTAAAGAACAGACACACTGGTGACACTGGCAAATGTGGAACATTATATTTTGATAATGACACAGCTTGTCTTGTTGAAATTAAGGAGGGACATGAAAGGGATTTCTAAAGCGAAAAAAATAAAGGGTTGGAATATTACTCAAGAAGTTAAAGACGCTATAGAACTTGTTAGAAAAAATCCAACACAAATGGCTACCATTCAAGTCCCTAACACAATGGTCTATCTCGCAGCAGAAATGTTATTGAACGAGTTATCAATGTTTGATGAAGCTGCGTGTAGAGTAACAGTTGAGAAGGCAACAGTACATTAATGAAATTACCAACGATACATAAAAAAATATTGAACGCACCTTTTGTTCATGTGTATTGGAAAGATATAAATTCTAATAGCGCATGGTTAAATTTAAAGGACGCAAAAAATAGTAAAGTAACAATTTGTATTACATCTGGTTGGCTTATTAAAGCAGACAAGGATGTACATATAATTGCAGGTGACGTTAACTTTGAAGATAACGGAA